TAATGAGAAATTTAGAGGTATATATTGAATGTAATGGAAATATGATTAATGTTGGCAGTATTACAGGGCACCGTTGATGGAGATACGATAGTAAGGATTTTGAACGCTGTTGGTGTTAATGCTGACTGGATTAATGCCGGAGCAATCACGGTAACAGATGCCGACGGAAACATCATCTTCTCTGTGGATATGGACACGAAATCCGTATATCTCGACGGAAGTGTTCAAATTGGTGGAGGGAAATCTCTTAACCAAACATTCGCAAACTATCTCCAAGAGAGCAAGGATTATTCAGACGGAAAACTATCTGACTACGCTGAAACGGTAACTGGCTCACTGGGAGAACTGCAAGACCAGATAGACGGCCAGATTGAAACGTTTTATTACGATTACGAGCCTACACTTCAGAACAAGCCTGCATCAGACTGGACAAGTGCAACGGAAAGAAAGAAGCATATCGGTGATTTGTTTTTCAACAAAACGACCGGTTACGCATATCGTTTTATGCAGGATGGAGCGACATGGGGCTGGACATTGGTTCAAGATACCGATATCACGAAAGCAATGAAAGCCGCTGAGGACGCACAGGATACCGCAGATCATAAGCGTAGAGTGTTTGTGACAAAACCGCAGCCACCTTACGATATCGGTGATTTATGGTCGCAGAGTGAAGATGAAGGTGGAGATATCCTTACCTGTACAGTTTCAAGAGCAAAGGGAGCATCTTATGTTCAGTCAGATTGGCAGAAGCTGAATAAATATACCGATGATACAAAAGCAGAAGAGGCTCTTGAGGCTGCATCCCTAGCCAGAAACATGACCATGCAGCTTGATAACGACTATCAGGGAATCCCTGTTGACAGTGACGGCAACTATACAGAATTCCCGGAGTGCACCACAACGGCGACCGTCATGTACGGCACACAGGATATCACGGCACGTACACGATTACGACGTCCCAGAACATACAAGGAAACTGGGATAAGGAAACTAAGACATACACTGTCACCGGGCTGACTGCAGACAGCGGATGGGTGAACATCAAGGCGGCATATCTGAATAACCTTGTCGTATCGAAACAGTTCTCGATTGCGAAACAGTACGCCGGACCACAGGGAATCCCGGGCATTGGAACAGATGGAAAGACCACTTATCTGCATATCCAGTACGCACCGGTACAGAACCCGACAGCGGCACAGATGAGCAAGACACCAAACAAATACATCGGAACTTATACGGACTTTTCCGGCGTTGACAGTACAGACCCAAGCAAGTACACGTGGGCAAAATTCGAGGGCGACCAGGGCGCACAGGGACCGAAAGGGGCAGACGGAAAGACGCCGTACTTCCATATCGCATATGCGAACAGCGCTGATGGCAGAACAGGTTTTTCTGTGGATGATAGTGTCAATAAGCTGTATATCGGGCAGTATACCGATTACACACCGGATGATAGCACCGACCCAACAAGATACAGTTGGACAAAAATTAAAGGTGAGCAGGGGACTGCCGGAAGGACTTACTTCTTCCAGAGCAATGCAGATGTATTAATTATGGGAGCAGACAAGAAGATAACACCGGCACCGCTCATTGTAGACTCATTCTATCGTGACGGAAACGGCGAGATTGCACAGTCGCAGAAAGGCTGGTGGAAACTTGAAAAATCCACTGACAACGGCGCTACATGGTCGGCACTCACGGTATCACAGACTGCGGCGCTTGACCGGTTAAATATTAATGTCAATAGCCTGTCACTCAAGGCACATGACATGCTTAAGGTTTCACTGTATTTTGACCAGTCAAAAACCAAACTTGCGGACTATCAGACATATTCCGTTGCGGTTGATGTGGCGTCACTGACACAGGAACAGATAGTCGATATCTTGTCAGACGATGGGAAGTTCAAAGGGCTGTACTACGAAAAAGATGAAAGCGGGAACCAGACGCTGTTTATCTCATTCAATGCCATGAAAGGTGGCGTTATCAGTCTTGGCGGCACGAATAACGGAAATGGTCAGTTGAAGATTTACGATGCTGACG